GTTGATGCTTGTGTACCATCGGCGATCAATTTTGCTACGAGAGCAGAATCAGTTGCCTTTGCGTATGCATAGTTGAGCTCAGAAATAAGAGCATCATAAAAGCTGGGCTGGCTGCGGTCGAGAAGCTCCCAAGAAATATTCTGAAGTCCGGCTGCTTTTTTCACATCAACAGTTATATATCCAGAAGCCATCTCAGTACCACCGAGTGCTTCGCCTTCTGTTGAATCTCCGTCAACTGTTGGAGCAGTTGTCAACTTAGGAATTGTGAATGACATTCCTGATGCTGGAAGTGTGCCACGAGAAACTGCATCAACCGCTGGACGACCATCGATTGAAGTAGTTACGAACTCGTTCATGTGTGGTGGCAATGTGAGACCAGTGTTTGTGCTGGTGTCGTTTGTTGCCTTGACGATTACGCGAGCATCTTCATCGCCCATTGCGGCTTTGATGTTTGCTTCGAGGAATTGACCTGCTGTGAGGTTCTTGTTGATGCGTGGAGCGGAGTAAGCAACTGGCGCATTGGCTGTCACTACTGGCTCTGACTTAGCAGCTTCGACCGCTTCTTGTGCGGCAGGAGCTTCTGAAACGGTGTCAGACACTAATGTCTCTCCTTCTGGTAATTGAGCCACTTCTGGCTCAGTGATTGATTCTGCTTCATTCTCAGAAGCAGCTACTTTGTCCACTCTCGCGCTATTAATAGCAGGATCAGTGACCAAAGAAATTTCCATAACTTTGGCGGCTGTTATTTCCATAACACCCTTCTTGTTAGTCCAAGCATCGACCGAAACGCCAACGCTAAAACCATCGCGAAGACCATCGCTCGCTTCAACCAGCGCATCTTCGCCAGCCATCGTGTTCGCGATCTTGAATGTCGCATCGATTCCATCTGCTGACTCATTCCATGCAACGATCTTGCCGATTGGACGAGTGCGATCGTGCTCCAGTAGTAGTTTGGTGTTCTTGTTCATCTCGATGGAATTGGCTGCGAAAACAGTTGCGCCAGCGGATGTGTTGCCTTGCTCATTCCAAGTGACTACGCGACCAGAGATGGTGCGAGCATTGGTATCTGCTGCAACTAATGACATTGAGAAGTTAATTTCCATTGTCGATTAAGTCCTCTTCTTCTTGAACTTGTTGAATGGACATTGCGCCCATGCCAACTAGAATCTGGTAAACCTGTGCTCGCTGTAAAGGATCGCCACGAAGGAAATCATCGAGCGAAAAGCGAACTTCTTGTGTGGTAGGCGTAATGAAATCGTTCATGCTCAGGCGTTGTTCAATGGCGATAAGAATTGGACGAAGTGAGAAATCGATCAGTGACTTGCGCTCGCTAATTGCGTTGCTGTAAGTCATTGATGTTGATTCTGCACTTAAGAAGTATGCAGGAATACCGGCATGGCGAGCGATTTCGAGAGCGACATACTGACGAGCTTCATTGAGTTGCAATTTAACTGGATCAAAGCCAAGTGAAGTAATTTCAACATCGGCATTTAAGAATGCAGTCGATGAGTTGCGACGAGCAGCATTCCATGAGCTAAGCAATGATGAGATGCGCTCTTTTGTAAGGTTTGCTCCATTGGATTTAAGAACTGTCTTTGGTGCTGGCTCTTTTGCATACATTTCCGCAGTTTGCTCTAGAGCCAAAGCTGCGCGGACAGTCCTACCTGCTTTATTCAGAAATCCCTCATCGAGACCATAGAAAACTATGATCGAACCGACTCCACTCGATGGAACTGCATAACCATCCACTAGATAGGATTCAATTTCTGTGTTGTTGTAGTTGTATTTTGGAGTTACGCGATGAGGTGCAACGCGTGTCCATGATGCAATGCGACCGTCTGCATAAACTTCTAAAATTTGACCATAAGCAAAACCCGTTAGCCATAAGTCTTCTGCGACCCAAGCGTAAATCAATGATCCTGGTACTCGCGGATCGGGCTGATTAATCACGCGATTGGCGTCCATGTGAGCACCAGTAAATTTGTTATAAACTTCCAGAGGTAATCCTGCGACTGTTGATGCGATAATTCCGCGAGCGCGAGCTACTGCTGGAACTGCCATTGCTTCAGGACGAGTTACATAAGAGCTCACTGAGACTAGTGGATTCATGAAAGCACTCATCGGCTCATAAGGTAAGCCAGCGGTTACATCAACTGAGTTATCTGATTGAGGTGAACGCGAAATTAATCTATCTAAGATTCCCATTGGGTAGATTATAGCGGATTCTTAGCATTATGCGACAATGATGTCAATCTCTGAATCAGGTCGTGTCGCGAAGTGAGAAACCATAGCCGAAGCGACTGTTGCGCAAATTGTGGAATTCGAGACCTTGCGTCCGAAGATCCAACCGCCATCTCGCCAGGGTAATCGAACTGCTGAAAGAATTTGCTTCGTTAATTCCTGTTGATTTGTATGGATAAGACGCTGGGTAGAAATTGCGCCAGTAAATTCATCGCACGCCTGAGCATAATCAGCCCCATCGATGTCAGAGCATGGAATTCCTGCTGGGATTAACCGAGAAGCTACCGCGCTGGCAGTCTGTCTTGAATAGGCAACTGTTTCCACCTGATACTTGCGATACCAAGTCGCAACATCGTTGGCGACTGCCTTACTATCAAGGTCGACTTCGTTCGTCCATGTCTGGAGTAGAACGATGAGGAAGCGATCCCCCAACCTCTGTCCTGCAACCAGCGCGGCTGCCCTTCGATCGGGCGATAAATCAAGACCTAACCATAATGGCTGTTCGCGATCGAGCTCTAGACCCTCTTGAGCACAAGCGGCGAATGCCGACGGATTTATGGCTGGCATGATTGTATCGACCCATTGACAGAGCAACTCTGTACGCACGATGGATTCGTCGTCGTTCATTGCTGCTCTTAAATTGTCTGGATGTATCGTGTGTCCTAAAGATGGATTGGCTTGCGCCCATGCTTTCGGATCATCGATGGCGGCTCCTGGCTCAGCAGACCATTCGAACCATGCGATGGAGTCATCTGATCCAGCAATGGCAGATAGAGCTCTCTCGCGGAGTTTGTTCAGAACTACAGAGTGCTGATCCCCAGCATTCGAATAAATCCACACTTGCGGATTCTTGCTCGCCATCTGTGTGTATCTCATCGCTGACCATACTTCGTCATCCTTATACTCTCGAACTTCGTCTAGGTGAATTACATCGGGTGCGGCAATACCGCGAGAGGCTGAGTTATTGGCTCGAACTAAATAACGAGTGCCATCTTTGAGTCTGAGCTCTTGGGAACCCTTGCTTTCAAATTTCTTACCGAACTGATCTGATAATTGTGGGTTTTGCTGGATGATCTCCCAGATTTTATAGAAGGTTTCACTTGATGTCGTCAGTTTGTGGGCTGTGGCTACCTGTAACTTTTCACCATTGAACATTCCCCAGAGAATGCGCAGTGCCATGAAGGTAGTCTTCCCATTCTGACGCGCGACACACAGACCTACTTCGGGATGCGCCCATCTCCCGTCTGGCTTTACTTTCATTGCGTGGTGAGCAAGATGCTTCTGCCAAGGCAACAATTCGTAGCCGATTGAAGCTGCAAAGTCGATTAATTCTTGCCCACGAGAGGGTAAATCGTTCGTTGGAGTCTGAATACGCGGCTCCACAACCCCCTGCAAGACCTCTATAGGGCTATCTAAAGCGTGTAAGTCTGATTGGGTCATAACTATTCGGATGCTTCCTGATAGTGGCTGACCGAGTCGTTTTTCGGGGTAAAAACATCACGGGGGGTCATGGGTGTCGGTGCGCTCACAAAAAACCGCCCCCCTTTGCTTAAATTGCATCTTCTACAGGCTGCAACGAGATTATCGTCTTGATCCGTTCCACCAGCCTTGCGTGGAATGATGTGATCGACTGTTGTAGCTTCTTCTAGTCCACAATACTGGCAAACATAACCATCGCGCTTTAAAACTCGCGCTCTGATCTTACGCCATAGGTATGTCGAACCACTATCTCGTAGTGCGCTCTTACGCATCAATGCCATCCATACTTCTGCCAATGACGATAAGCCTTACATGCATTGGGATACTGACCATCTCGACCATAGCGATGTGCTATGTATGTGAGTGAGTAGTCTATCTGTCTGTAGCCAGGTAAGTCTTTGACAATAGGATTATTTAACTGACCTATTCCATAGTGACTACCATTACGAGCTGCTGTTCTCCAGTTAGATTCTTTGATAAATAACTTGTTTATACAAATGAACTGGGTTTTAGATAATTGTGCTTTTGTATAAGCCTTTACATCCATGTGCGGTAAGACTGCATCTGCAGTCGATACCGCTACTAATGCGTTTAAGCATAGAGATAGCCCAATAGCTCTAAGCAACGAACTCGCGAGCAATCCGCTGAAGCGGCTCGCGTTCGGGCTAGCCAAAGCCCGTCGCTTGCTAGAGCGTACCGCCTTTGTCAAGTGTTTCGTAATTCCACGCATGATCTTGGGCGTGTCTTTCGTAATTTTATTCATAATCATTTTCGCACAATAGTTCTAATGCTCTGAATGCCTGTTGAGGAACGACCCCGTTGCCGAGCATTTTGAGTTGTTCAGTTCTTGATAAATTTAAGTCAGTGATCCATCCTTTTGGCAATCCCATCATGTATTCAACGAAAACTGGATTTAATTTACCTTGATCCAATGTATCCGGAACACTTTGTCGATCCATCTCACGGCTAAACCTGTGCTCATTCCGGGTTTGCCCTTTGTCTTTCCAATTTGATAATCCATAACTCTTTGAGTGTAAGCATGAAGTGGTTCGTCGTGATTCCTCATGTGTATCACCGTTGGAGTTGGTAATAAATCCATCGCCCTCAGTCCTGGGGACTTTCTCTTCAAATCGGCAGGTGAACCAGGGGTCGCATCTGTGGTCATTGGAGTTGGTAATCTCGACATCCGGTAATGAAATTCTCCTGTTGAGGCTGTTGGGGTAAGCAATAATGAAGAGTCTTGCTCTTTGATGAGGGGCTCCAACATCACTCGCTCGTACAATTTGCCATTTTGCGTCATACCCAATGGTGGCAAGGATCGAGAGAACTTCTTTGAGTCCGAGACTGAGATGTCCTCTGACATTTTCCAAGATAACAAATCTAGGTCTAAGTGTGCTAATAGCTTGTGCGATGTATGGGAACAGATGTCTTTCATCTTGTAATCCTTTTCTCTCTCCTGCGTGGCTAAATGGCTGACATGGATAACCAGCAGTCAAAATGTCTATTGACTCAACATTTGACCAATTAATCGTTTTTAGATCACCCAAATTTGGTACTTCTAAGCGTTCTTGAATTACTTTAGAAGCGGCTTTATCAATTTCTGCACACCAGACAGTTTTACCATTAAAATAGGCTTCTACCGCTAAATCAAGCCCACCATAGCCAGTGCATAATGAGCCAATTTTCATTTTAATGATCTCTACCAATGTTTGAACAGATTGAGCAGACTCGATTTGGTACTGTCCATGCGCCACATCCTTTACATCTGGCAATTTCTGTGCCTGAGAATCCAGTTGATCGAAGAAGATCAACTGCATCCTTCAAGCTCATCATTACGCCATAGTCTTCTGGGTTTTCGCCTTGTCCATTGAATCGCATAACCACGATTGATTTGCCGCCTTTTGCTCGAACCTTTGATTGTTCTAACCAGGCTTTTGGGTTAAATGCCGTTCTCGCTTTAACTTCAACATCAAATGGCACATTAATCACATCTGAGCCAGGGCGACCTGCTCCCGAACTAGCCGCCCCGACCCAGAATTGTGCAAGATAGTCAGCAACGAGCTTCTGAGTACGCATTCCTCGATGCTTCCTATGTTGGCTAACCATTAACTGTGTGACACCTTTCGCATAGCCAAAGATAATCAATTGTCTTATCTGGGTCTTTAATCATCTTGCC